TCGGCATCTATCACCACCAATGGCTTTTGGCGGTCACCTTTGATTACCGATAAGGGAGTAGCGTCTGCAGGACAGTTAGATGCTGCCTGTTCCATAACTTTGTAGATAGCGAAACTCTTATGAGCCTTGCACTCCACTGAGTATGGGAACAAGCGCCTAGCGGAAGGACTGAGCAAAACATCCTCGCCGCTAGCGCCTGAAGAGGTAGACCTTACATCATCGAGGGTTAGTTGGGGAAACAGGGAGAGTATTTTATCCCGAACTAGTTGCTGTAATTTTCTACCTTTCGCCTTGGCTGATTGAGTACTTATAGCCACTTAGGTAGCTCCAAGATGGAGCAAGAACCCCACCCAGTGCCGTACTCGTTCTTTTCACTTGCTAAGGCAATTTCATCCAAAGTTCTGTGCATACGGTGCGTTGCATGGTCGAGTAACTCTGGACCTACTACATGCATATGTGAAAGGTAGGGAGAAGCTTTCTCACACGCAATGAAGTTAAACTCTTTTATATCGAGACCTGCTAAATTACATACGTAGACATAAAAAGCACTTTGCAAATCATACGCATATCTAAAACACTCTTTAGAAAAACCTGCAGGACTAGCGTCTAAGGTAGTCTTTACATCGAAGACTGTATTTTCGGACTCGATATATAAATCAGGTCTTGTTTTAAGCATGAGACCAGATCGAGGGTCTTTTATAAAGATAGATACTTCATTCTTACGATCTTTATGACGCAAAACTTTCTTACAGTTTTCGTTTTCTAGCGCACCCTTCGCAATGCGATTGGCTACATTATATTCTACCTCTGTAAGTAAGACCTGATCTTCTTTTAGGCTGCTTTGCATTTCTTCGAAGGCTTTAGACTTCTTAGTCTTTGGTCCTTTAATTACTAGCTCTCGATCCTCTTCTAAGAGTAAGGCATGTACTGCCGTTCCCATTGCAAAAGCTGCACTTTGGACTCTTTTCTCACCTTTCCAGTGAGCGAGAGACTTCTTATATACAGATTTTACCGCTGTAGAGGATATACCACTGGTACTGTGGTACACCTCATTACTCATCCCTCTTACAATACCCATCTAGCCAACAAGATCTTTCTCTAGGCTACTATCTATTGAGTTAATTGCATCATCTTGACCTGCAGTTTTGTACATCTCAACAATACGTGCATTTTCAGCATGTACCATATGAGCCACGGCTTGGATGCTATCGCTAGTATCTTGATCCATTTCTAACGGCTTGTGAAACTGGGGATCGAAACGTATTTTATAATAGGGCATCCCTGCAGGATTTTTTAACTTTTCTCCGCGAAGAATGCATTCAAATTCAAATATTTTCTTGTCACCCATTTTACTGGTAACGTCATGGAAAAATGGTCCGTAATTCTTCCGCTTTAGTTCCAACTTGCAGGGTTCATTGGTGATAGTAACTTCCTCACCTTCTGCAGTCTTACCTGTGTAGCTAACTACTGCCCTGATAATACGAAACCGATCTCTGCCATTATATTGTTTTCGCTCTTCTTCAGACATTTGCATAGATTGCTCATATGTAGGCATCCCACACATAATTCCACCCAGTTGATCTAAGGCTTCTTCTTTATTGTTTCGCATTAAAACAGATTTATTAACTAGATTGTTATCACTTCCCCAATGTTGATACTGGATGTGATTTGAGAATGCTCTTAGACGTACACCGTCTTTAGCGTAGACCCTGCCTGATGGTGTATTCAAGAAAAACGCACCTAGAGGTATCTGGTTACCGTTATCATCTTCTCCCTTACTATTTATCTTCAGAGAGGGTATTTTAGTCGTGCCGCTTTTAGTATTTGCCGCGCCTAAAGCTGCAGCAATTTCATCAATAGTCGAGCCTGTATCAGTCGTTAATTCTGTCATTATATTTCCTTCAAAGGTTAGATGTTCATTGTACCATTTTGTATAGTGTTGATCAAGCCATTTCAACCTGATCTAACCAATTTTTCCCACTAGAAATTTCTATGTCGAGAGGTACAAGAGTTTGGTATCCAAACCGTAATTTAGTCTCCTCACCGACCTCTGTCATAGCCTCAGTTAAGATAGCTTTTACTGCCTCTAATTCATCTTTTAAGCAATCTACTACAATGCTGTCGTGTACCGTAAGTATCAGTTTTGATTGAAGTTTTTGTTCTTTGAACATCTTAAAGGTACGTATGCAAGCAAGCTGTACAAGATCTGCGCTAAAGCCCTGTACTGGGTAGTTTAATATCTGAGTGGCGTTAGTAACTCTGTTACCTCTTGTTCTACTAACATCAGGCCAGAAATACTGTCTGCCAGAAGGCGTCTGGACAAGGCCATTCTTTAAAGTTCCTGTCATTAAAGATTGATGCCACTCGTATATACCTTCATAGATTTCATAGAAACGGTCAAAATACGATTTTATATGATCGGGCTGACCATTTCCTGTACCCCCGAAAAGAGGCTGAAAACTCGCCCACTTGTGGCTGTTACGCTCATCTTTGGTGACCTCAGAGGCATCCTTCTTTAGGCAAATACTAGCAGTCTGTCTGTGTATATCCTTACCTTCAAGGATGTCTGCCATGCCCTGTTCATCTCTGGAAAGCTCCACACAGACTCTAAATTCCAAACTGGAGTAGTCACTTTCGCATAATATGCCGCGATCTCCAAAGCGCGAGATCATACACTTTCTTACAGGGAAACCTCGCTTGGGCATATTCTGTAGATTTAAGCTAATACCACCGCCAGAGGATAACCTACCAGTTGCAGCGATAGTCTGGTTGAAGTTTGCGTGAAGAAGACCACTGCTTCTTGTACCTCTGATAATGCCTTTCACAAAGCTATCTAGATAAGTAGAGATGGCATTTAGTCGGCTTATCTTAGTGAGAAACTCAACAGCTAAGTCTTTCTTCTTACCCTTAGCCTGATTGATCAGTAGTAGGATAGTTTCCTTATCAGTTTTAAAGCCATTTATAGATGCATAATAAGGGTCTAGTGGGTTAAGACCTAGCCCACCTTCCTCACCAGTAGAAGCATACAAAGCTCCCTTACCATCACACGGCTTACACTTGGTGCGGTTCTTGTAGGGATCTCCTTTAACTTTGTACTTTTTACCGTGTTTAGTCCTAGTCTTACTTTTAAACTGTTGGAAATCACCTTTACCGCTGCAGTCTGGGCAGGTAACCGCTTGGGTCTTCATTATTATTTTTGTGGTAGACCGCACAGCAATGGCAAACTGTTTTGCAGACATGTAAGGCGGTCTGTTAGGCTTGCCCTTTTTATTAGTACCAATATTAAACGTAGTCTTGTGTAGGTCACGATCAGTAACCTCGCGTGAGTACACTACCTTGGTCATGTCAGCCCCACTATTTAGATTAATAGGCTTATCACCGATTACTTGGCTGACTATTTCTTGTAGACGTTCAGTAAGTTCATTTTTCTCAGCTAAGAACTCCTCTTCCACCTGCTTTAAGGCTTCCATGTCTATCTTTACGCCATTCATCTCTATCTCGCAGAGAAACATCAGCATATCTGACATAAAATCGATCACACTGTTGAGGGATTGGTTTTCTTCCTTCGCTAAGTCCTTCAATTGAGATAAATAGATCTCACCGCATACCCTTACGTCAGCTTCTGCGTATTCAACTACGTCAGTCAGAGGTATTTCAGAGAAATCCATTCCAGAATTAAACTTCTCATCAATCAGTTCACTCTTTTTATAGCTTTTTGTATTTCTACGCTCTGCAGTATCTTTAAGGGAAATTTTTGTCCGATTAGCATTACCCTCTACATCAAACTCAAAGAACCTACCTTTCAGTAAGCAATATTCGATGATCATTGTGCAGATTACTTTGGGTGGGATAGGTAAGCCTATCTCCTGTAACCATTCCACATCAAACTTCGCATTATGTAATACAGCTATATCTGCCTTATTAAGGTGGTCTACTAGCCGACTAGTTCCATCTGGCTCAAAGCATTCATTGTGATAAAAGACATCAGTATGTACGACATCTACTGTCTCGCTACCTAGCCAACCATAATGTGCGGAGATTAGTTTATTCTCTGGGTTCTTAGGTGAGTTGTCTATCCTACCTTCGATCCTTCTAACTGTAGTCTCCAGGTCAATCACTAAGATGTTAGTCATTGCCCACCTCTTTGCTGTAGAGAGGATGAGGTTTGTACTTAGTAAAACGAAAGGCTGTATCATTCTCTACTAAGCTTATCTTTGACCAAGCTTCCAACGTCATTGGCTCAAAGCAAACTATATCGTCGCGTATTACTTGGACTTCAGCTTTAGGATTAAACCCTTGACGCATTAACTCTCTAGCCATCTTGCCAATGAGAGAGCCTCTTCTAGATACCACAGTGTAATTCTCAGGCTCACAACTGACGCTGTAAGAGCCTCGTAATCGTAATATTATCTTATTCATCAAGCCCCCTTGGGGCATACACCGCACCATTATATTTTGATCCAGTTGCGTCTTTGCCTTTCTCTACTCCAAAGTTACAGCTTGCTAATATTAAAGCAGAAGCCATGATCCAATAAAATGTTACTTTGCACCACTTTAAAAAACCAAGGTAAGTTTGCTCTGCCTGTTTTTGTGCTTCCTTTTTAACGTCCATTGCCATCTCTCCATACTGAAAAAAGTACAACTAAAAGAAGCGTAATCATTATAATTTCAGACCACATATCTAGACACCTTTCCAAGCAGGTTGCACTGCACAGTTCCATGCCAACCTGTTATTTTATTTTTCATTACGTTGATCCATCGGGCAGTCTCTTCGGGATTTTGAAGAGGGTCTAATGCGCCGACCCCTAACAACAAATCGGCTTCACCTTGCTTGGCTACGCGAGATCCTTCCAACATCGACATGCTGATCTTAGTCTTGTTCTCCGCGTCACCGTTAGCCTGAGATAAAACAATCATGGCACAGTCATATTTTTTGGCACATTCGCGCAGACGATAGTAAAGCTCCTTGAGCCTCTCATGTCCTGAATTGAATTTTTGTGTGAGGGTTATTTTATCTGCTAAATCTATAATGCAGATATCTGGTCTTTCTTTATTAAGATAACCTTCTAGCTTTTGGACATCCCAACCGTGGGCATCCATAAAACGAATTTTATCTTTTAAAATACTTGCTCTAGATGCAGCGGTGGCAGGGTCTTCCTTTAGCTCTTCTTTGGTCATACCTGCACACGCCATGATAGCCCTGCGAGAGGTGCGTTTGGCTTTCTCTTCATTGGCTATATAAGAGACCCTAGCTCCTTGGTGGCAAAAGCCGTTAGGTGCAGCACATAAGCTTATGGCTAAGGCTGTTTTACCTACATTTGAATAAGCTGATATGATACCAAATTCACCTCTTGCTATCCCACTAACGTGTTTAGCTAAGGTCTCGATGTTGAATTTAAATCTGTTGTCTTCTGTCTCATCTTGAAGCAATTCATAAATGTCAGTGGTAACATGCTCACCGTAGTCATCAGGTAGGTAACCGTCACCAACTCGATCTATTAAAGTGGTTAAGGTATCCATCGCATTAGAATCACCTTCAGACATTCGTATGCCTAGATTGGCTATATCTAAGCCAGTATGTTGTCTCCAGAGGTTTTCGATAACGTCAAGTGCAACAGCTTGATCGATGTCTTCTGCAGCTGCAATTAAGTCAACTTGATCTCCCATTTCTTCAGTCCAAGAAGATGTAGAGGTAGGGTTTTTAGATTTCCAATATGTAAATAGTTCTAAGGTAGTTACATCCTTATCAAACTTGTCATGGAGTTCAGTTATTATAGTAAATAATTCTTTGAGTTGGTCTTCGAAGAGTTCTGCTCGTAGTTTTTCCCTGTTCGCCTCAAAGAACTCATTTTTTAAACAGTTCTTTAAAATAGAGTGGTTCAATGTGTAATCCTTTGCTAACACTTTTATAGTTGGTTTTATTTTGGTAGGACTAACACCTAAAGACAACAAAAAAAAGCCCTAGATTTCTCTAGGACTCAATAAAACTGTTAAGTTGTTGTTTTAGTTATTAATTTTGTCTAAATTTCATTTTGTTGATGTCAGGCTTGGCAGAGCCTCTACGTTCAGCTAAGTTTATGGCAGTGTAACTTATGTTTTTATGTAAACTTACTAATGTATCTAAAGCTTCTTGAAGTTTAGCTTCCATTGTTGCTGCTTCTTGGTAATTATCGACTTCTAAATCGACTAACATTATTGCACGTAATTGCATTTGATATTCCTTGGGTTTTACGTCGGTATTATCAACTTCGACGAATAATTTGTTTGTCCACATATGTCAGGTATGTGTCTATATTTAAAGCTAATCCATGATCATGCTCTCTCGGTGGAGCAAGCGCCACTATAGGGCTACCCCAGATGAAGCTCCCTACCCAATCACTAGAAGAAACTTTGCGTTCCAACTGTAAAAATCTTGTACTAATTCTATGATATATAGCACCAACACTGGTTAAAGTGATTAATCTTTTATTCCACCAACGAAATGAAATATAGTTTCTAAAAAAACTTTTTCTCCACCCAGTGTACTGTGTTATGTTTACGTTCTTGTGATTGTATATAACTCTTTTAGTCATATTAATATGCCAGTACTTTCTTTAATTCTATCACAGTTAACATTTTTAAATCTTTTTCAGTAAATCTGATTTTAATTTTTCTATTATAATTCATAGCCTGGACTATAGCCTTACGACTAGCATCCTTGTCAAGTACTAAGTAGTAATTTTTGTACTTAGTTAGTAGTTTTTGAGTAACACTAGTAAGTGTCGTTCCTAACAGCGGTAAGCCCACACAGTTATTTACTGAGGAGACACTACATGCCGAAGGTACGTCTTCTACCATCACTAGATTATCACCAGATCCTATTGGTGTCGGTTCGCTAACATCACCATAAGAAATCCACTTAGGTAAACCTTTTGTTAGCAGTCTGCCTACTGCACCCTGCCCCACGAAGAATAATACTCTTTGATCTGCAGGAGAGTATTTAATTTTTATTAATTTATTCTCATATGCCTTATAACTATTTACGCTCTTAACATATGCAAGAGCATCTGAGTAGTTCTCTATACAGGTAAGTATGTCGGGTAAAGGTCTAATAAATCTATCTACGTTATTAGACGTAGCAGACAAGTAGTTCTTTGCTGCTTGTAACCCTCTGTCGCCTGAGTGGATACCTTTAGTATTACAACTAGCTCTAAAACAATTCCAAAGAAGTTTACCATCGAACTTACTGACAGACATCTTCTTAGAGCCACCACAAACTGGGCAGGTGATTATCTTTCTTTCACCTTCTCGAATGGGTATGTCTTTGATTAGCTCTAGTTGTTCTTTATAGGTCATCTGGTCTTGGCTTAGGTTTGATTAATTCTTTACTCTTCACAGAAGACGGCTCACAGATCATAAAAATATTATGGTCAGAAACATTATCAGCCATAAAGTCATATAAACTTTCTGTGTGGGTCATAGCGTCTAAGCACTCTTGGTATGAATTTAACCAAATTCTCACAGTAACTTGCTCTTCCTGTATTGTGTAAGAAAAAACTAAAGCAGTAAAAAATGTTATCATAGTTATATCCTATATTCCGACCCCCGAAGGGTCGTCCGAAGGATACTGCACTAATTGGGATAGTCAACACCTAACTGCAATCAACTACTGACTATTTTCATTAACAGTTTTTAACACCTAGAATTTCTAACCCATTGATTTTAAACGATAACCAACTAATCAATTGGTCGTAGGTTCGATCCCTACCGCCGGAGCCAACTATCTGATAATAAACGATTTTATCTGATTTTGGCAGTAAAAATTGGAACAAAAAATGGATTCTGGAATATTCCAATTTGTTCCAATATTTTATTCACCCGACTCATTAGTTTAACGCTCCCTGCAGTGCTTCCCATGAATGTGGGTAGATAGTGTTCATATC